GCCATGAAGACGGCTTACGATGCAGACTATTACAATGCTTTGTTTGATAACAACCAAGCAAAGTATAGACCTGTTCGTATGGCTCTTGTTGGTCGCGAGAATACTGCTAAGACTGGACTCGCTCTTGACCTACTTAGGCCGGAGATTGAGGCTGGAAAGAAAGTGGCTATCTTCGATGTGGACAATTCCGCCAAACAGACTGTTGATTATCTGTACCCTAACATGGACAATATCATAGTTCTACCTCTCTTCGATGAGTTGGATGACTCTATCTTCAATGAGGATAATTCCGTGAACTATACGGCTCTTATTGATAAGGTATCTTGGTTCACTAATATCGTAGCAGAACGTGTTAAGGCTGGAGAAGAATATGCTGGTATCATCTTTGATGGCGGCTCAACATTCCTCAAGTGGTGCGAACAGGCTATGACTTATGTATTGCAGAATCGCTCTAAGAATCCGGTCAATCCCGAAGATGGAGATAGATTCAACCAAGCAGAATGGCGTATTCGTAACAAACTGTTCCGAGATACTATTCAACGTATTCACGGATTGGATGTACCGAAGGTATTCTTCACATTCCACTTGAAGGCAATTCAAGAGTATGTCGATAACGGCTCCGGTGGTAAAGTCCTCATGAGTGTTGGTGAACGCCCCGAATGGGAGAAGGGAACTATGCGGTGTTTCTCACAACAAATATTCCTAACTCGTTACATGAAGAAGGCTGACCCTGCGGCTGGTGTTAAGGGTGATAAATCCTTAGCCGATGGTGAATGGGCAGTAAAGGCAATTATTGAAGAAATGAAGGGTCACAACATGGAACATCTAGGCGAGACTCATACTATTCTATCTGTTAAAGACGGCAAAGTAAATTGGACTGGGCTACCTTTCTTAAATTGGGAGTGATTACATGAATATTAGGAACGACGCGCTAACTAGGCTTCTTACGCTAACTAAGCGACCACAAACGGTTGCCGGTAAGAAACAAGACCAAGTAGAATCTACTCTTCTTCGTATGAACGGGAGTAGTGTTGCTACAATCAATATGGTTCGTGATGGCGTTACCTCTCTTTCTGTGTTTTCTGCACCATGCGAAAACATGGATGTGAACATACCGATTGCATCTATTGATGCGGTATTGGGAATTCTCCCTTATCATGGAACAGAAGTAAATCTATCGTGGTCTGACGATAAATTGGAAATAAGGTCTAGGAACAAGAAAACTACCTTAACAAGTAGTTTTAACGCTCCGGCTTTCGGTAACTGTCCCGATGATATGGCTCAATGGGGGAAGAAAAGCCTCGATAGGAAACTACAATTGAAATGGGAGGGTGGTTACTTAATCTCTAATACAGGAGAATGGATGAAGCCTAAATTGTCCTTTACTCTCGATTCAAGTGAATTGTTTGAGGCTCTACGTTGTGACGCTATCAATGGACAGAAGACAAACCGATTTACCTTTACTCATGAGGCTGATTATGTATCTGTTAAGGTCGGCTCCGAATTAAAGGGTGCTACTGAAACTATCTTTTCTTTGCCGGAGGAAATGTTAGATGCTGGCGAAGTTACTATTGAAGGGGGTATCGATTCGGTACTCAAACATTATTCGGGAGATGTTACATTACATTTCTTTGATTTTAGTGAGTACGGACAAGGAACCCGTATTCTTTTCTCCCTCCCTAATGGAGACATGGTTTTTCAAGTGGGATTATTGGAGTGATTTATATGAAAGCAGAAATATTATTAATAGACGACGACGGAAATACGACAAGCATTACTATTCATCCCGAAGATGGGTCAGTTTCTCAATCTTTGGGTGATTGGGGCTTTAGCGGCAGAATAGTAAAAAACACTAAGGATTATCGTAACGAAGAATGGTTAAGAAAACAATATGAAGTTGCGGGTAGAAGCATGGCGGATATAGCAGACGATTATGGTGTAACACCTATGGCTATTCTAAAGTGGCTAAACAAGTTCAACATTGAGACACGCGCTAGAGGTCGCAAAAAGTAAAATTAAATGTTCGCGGTTTGCCCAGTAATAACGGATTAATGAGGGTCATTCTCTCCCGCAGAACATCGCGGGATGGGCAGGGGGTCTATCCTCCGCTCCCGCCGTTCCCGCGAATATTTTATTGGAGGAATTTGTATGAGTGGTTCTTGTAAAAAATGTAAGCGTTGGGCGGTCTTACACCCTATCCATCGTCTTTGTTACAAGTGTTTCAAGAACAGTTATATTCCTACGCAATCAAGAGATAAATGGTGGATGCGATGATAGTCGAACAAGGTAAAGGAAGAGAAGTAATCATCCGTTATAGGGATGAGAACAACGCTCGACAAGTTATCAAGGACAATGACCATTGGCCTTATGTTTTTGTAACCGAGGAATCTTCAAAGTGGATTCAAGCAGTTAGAAAGGAATCCGGCTATGAGGGTTTGTACGGAGAAGATTTGACTAAAATAACAGTATCGCACCCCGACCAATTACGGCGTATTAAAGAAATAGGGCCGACTTGGGAAGGTAACATACCGTTTGTTAATCGCGTACTTACTGATAGAATAAACGAAGGTTTACCTCCTATCCCTAACTATAACCATCGTGTTTGGTATATGGATTGTGAATGGTCGCCGGACACAAGCGAGATGAGAATTATCGTAGTATATGATTCCTATACCGAGAAAGAATATGTTTGGTTTATCCATCCCGATTATGAGGCTGGAAAATATAACAAGGTGGGAGATTATGAATACGAAACTCATGCTATGTGCTTCGCTGATGAGAAGTCTATGTTAGAACATTTTATCAATCACATGAAGCGTTGTGACCCCGACATCATTACCGGCTGGTTCGTCGTCGGGGCAGACATCAAGACCATAGCAGAACGATGTAGAACACTAGGTATCAATCCTAGTAATATGTCTCCTATGCGCCGTTTCCGTTGGAAGTTTGGTGATTGGGAGCAGCCCATAGTAGGGCGGAATTGCATAGACCTTATGATTGGCTTTTCAAAAATATGGGAAATCAAATATGGAAAACTCGCTGGTTATCGACTTGACGATGTAGCACTAGAATGTTTGAATGATTCTAAGGTGGCCCTAGAAGATGGACACGATACATATTATAGCGATTTACCTTTGTATCTCCACTATGCGAGACAAGACGTAAGATTATTGCCTCGCCTAAACTCCCTAGTAAATGCTATTGAATATTATTGTGCTATCCAACACATCGTACAATGTGACCTCCGGTCCACTCCCTTTGTTACTAAGTTATTTACATCTCTCGCTCTTGTAGATGATGAGTTTGATAAAAGAATACCTACCAAGCCACAATTCGATTACACGCCGTATTCCGGCGCAGAAGTTATGGAGGTTGAGTCGGGTATTCATCATAACATCGGAATCCTAGATATTAGGGCCATGTACCATAGTAACGCTGAATTGCACAATATTTCATGGGACACACTGGACCCCGAAGGAAAAGATTGTGGTAACGGTACTTGTTTCCGTCAAGGAGATAAAGGGTTGCTTGTTCGGCAAATGGATAAGATGACCAACTTGAGAAATCATTACAAGAAAATGTTAAAGGATGACCCCGAAAATCATGAGAAATGGGACACGTTACAAAACGCTTGTAAGCATCTAGTAGCGTCAATGTATGGCGCGGCTGGTGACTCTAAGTATGGTTTGTACCATCCCGATGTAGCGGCGGCAATCACATACACTTCAAGACAAACTCTAGCGAGATTGAGGGATTTGGCTAACGAAGAAGGGCTTACAGTTCGTTACGGTCACACTGATAGCGTATTTTGTGAGATACCGGACCCCGAAGTAGGGTTAGAGGCAGTATCAAGAATCAACGAAAAGATGTCGCCTATCATTACTGAATTTGAAAAATGGTGTAAAAGCATGGTTATCATGGCTAAGAACAGGTACGCTGGTATTACTGTATGGACTGATGGAGAATACCATGAACCTAACCTGTACGTCAAGGGAATTGAGTTGAAGCAATCTAGGATGCCTCCTGTAATGAAAGAGGCTATGAAAGAAACTCTAAATGCTATGTTGTCGGGTCGGCCCGAAGTAGCAATTACTAAAAATCTAACGGACCTTATTGATGATATTGTATCGGGCGAATGTTCCGTAGAAGAATTGTGTATGAAAGGAAAACTAGAAAAATCACTTAAGCAGTATAAAGTGTTGTCCGGTCCTTCTGCTGGTGCGGCGTGGGCCAACGAATATCTAGGTAAAGGTTACGGTGCTGGTTCATACTTCTTGGTGACTATTAATGATGAGGGTAAATATGTAGCCTTCGATAAGCCGGAGGACATAGAAGGCATTACAAATATCGGTTATAGGACACTGGCTAGTAAATTCGTAGTGGATAAAGTTCTACCATATTACAATGTAATGAAGTGGAATACGCAGCCGCTTTACAATGCTTTAGATAAATTGAGTGGAGTGGAATGGATATAAACGTTTATATGCGAACAAGGGCGAGGTGTATATATGGGTCGTAACAGAAAACCAACAATCCGCGAAGTGGATGCTGCTATTAAGGATATGAGACAATTCCTCGGTCAATTCACCAATGCGGTTAGTATGGATATACATAGAATAAATGTGATATTATTTTCACTCTTGAAGGAAATGGATAAAGTAGATGAAGTGATTTGTCCTTCATGCAAACAAGAAATATTGTTACCTATTATAGAGGGAATAGAAAGGGAAACACATTGTCCATCTTGTGAAATGCCTTTGGATGAAATGCAGACAACCCTAGATGATTACGCGGAGGAAAGCGAATGAGACACCCCGAAGATATGGCGGACCGATTGGTACGCTACATAGCGGGTCTAAAACGTGGGAGCGAGTTAGACGATGTGCCTCGCAGACTTCTTATCCGCACCCTAGAAGATATTCTCGGTGCGGAGGTTGTTTGATGAGTTCTATCCCATTAGACGAAGACTGTTTTATTGTGGACTCGTTGGAGTTCGATGATGAGGGTGGAGAAAGGACCGGCCTAGTTTGTTTGTCGGGCGGTAAAGATAGCGTTGCTATGCTTTTGCGTATGCTTGAGTTAGATGACGAAGAAAGTTACCCGATAACTAAAATATGTTTTGCGGACACTAGATTTGAATATCCCGAACTGTATGAATATCTCGATAGAATTCAAAAATACTTAGATGTTAATTATCCCGATAGAGGATTAAAAATTGATTGGCTCCAGTCCGATTCGACATGGGAGGATTGGTTTTATGGGGAAGTAACGAGGGGTGCTAACAAGGGCAAAATACGCGGCGCACCACTGGTAAGTCATCCGTGTTGGTGGTCGAGAGAGGCGAAGGTTTTGCCTTTGCAGAAGGTGGCGAAAGAAATTAACGCTACTTATCAATTCATAGGTATTGCTGCCGATGAAACCAAAAGGATTTCAAAAGACCCAAAAACAATAAGATACCCTTTGGTGGAATGGGGTTGGACAGAAGCAGACTGTATAGCATATCTCGATGAAAAGGGTTTAGGTAATCCCTTATATCTGTCGTTCAAAAGATTGGGTTGCTTTCATTGTCCTAAGAAAAAGGTGAGTGACTTTTATCAAGATTGGTTAAACTACCCCGAATTATTCCAAAAAGCGAAGTTTTGGTCGGATGAGGGGGAAAGGGCCAATGGTATGAAGTATTTGAAGATTCATACTTTATCCGAATTAGAAGAGATGTTTGAGAACGGTTACATACCAAAATCGAACCAAACACATTATGATTGTAGGACTTGTAATGCGGTTTCGTTTTTTTCTGATGGGAGTGTTAAAGAAGAGGATTTCGATAGTGACGACGCAATTGAGAGGGATGCTAAATATTCCGGTAGTAAAATTGAGTTAGAGGAAAATAAAAAAATGGAGAAGGAAACCGAATGGATTCCTCCTTCACAAAGGGGAAAGAAGGGGTTAAGGTGGTTATAATGGATGCTACGCCGGAACAAGTGAAGCAATCTTCCTACAAGGTGGGAGAACTACCTATCTTGAGAGTAAGTAAATCTTCTTTCATGAATTACCAAAAGTGTCCTCGCCAGTATTGGTGGAGGTACATGAGTGGAGTACCTAGCCCTCCTGTTGGGGAAGCGGCTATTCGTGGTACTGCTATACATTCTGTAATGGAGGCTAGTCTTATTGACGGTCCCGATGTTATACCGGATATGGCGGAAGAATATGGTGTTGCTGGTGATGTTGGTGTGGATGAAATGGCTAAGTTAATTCACGGCATAGCCTCAACTTTAGGAGGTCTTGATGTGGTCGAGGTTGAAGAAAAGCGTTATCTCTATGAAGATTTTGAGACTGAAAATTTGGGTGTTATTCCTATTATTTGGAGTGGTATGATTGACGGAGTATTGCGTCATCCCGACGGCGGACTTATCATAGTGGAACTCAAAACTGGTAGTATGAATCCTTCTAAATTGAGTCGTACCCGTAAGGAACTTGTATTCTATCACAGAATGCTTACACAAGCGGGTTTTGAGAACATTACACATTTCCTTTACATCGCTCCCGACTGTACTGATGAGCGCATGTTAGACGAGATTGGTAAGCGCGGAAAGGAGGTTTGGCTCGGAGAATCTTGTGGCGTAGCAGTAATGGAACGAGTACCAACGAGGTCACTTAATACCTTCCCCCAATCCTTAAACAACACCATAGAGTCTCTAGTTTCCCATCAATGGCCGATGAAGTGGAATGATTATTTTTGCCCCGAATGGTGCGATTTTTCCATGTCTTGTGATGGGATTCTTA